GATAGCGTTTCGGTCCCGAGGGGCGGAAGCATAGCCAAAGCGCAAAGCGCCCCGCATCGCACTGAAGTTTCCGCCCCCCCATCGTTTCGGTTCCCACACCCAAAGCGCGCCGCAACGCCGCAAGGCGAGACAGATAGAGGCGCGACAGCGCCACCTTAGATTCTTCCTGTAGCCGGGGTGAGTGAGCGAGCACCTTGGCGCACAGCGAACGAGCACGGGCGGCGCTGAACACGGAGTGGGTTAGGGGTGCTGGCTGTGCTTGAGACAATCGGGTTTCTGAGCCCAGCCAAAGCGAGGAGGGGAGGGGCTGACGGAGGAAGACCCTACCCCGACCGCTAGGGCTAGGGCGAATGGCCCGAATTGGCTCAACCCGTAGGGCAGTGGCCCGACCGCTGGGGCTAAAGCCGCAGCGGGAACCCCCAAAATCGCCCAACGGATCACCTTAAAACAATTACCCTGCAAAAATATCGCAGGGAAGGAGTGAACCTCATGCCGATGGATCGCAAATATTACCCGCCGAACTGGTCAGACCTTGCCCTCCAGATCAAAGCTGATGCTAAGTGGACCTGTCAGCGCTGCTATCGCCCCTGCCGTCAGCCGGGCGAAACGGCGCAAGACTTGTGCGATCGCCTTCGGCCCTATCCGGCATTGCAAACCGAGTCGCTTCACTCTGACGGTCGCGCATCTCGATCAGGATTCGGCGAATAATGCTCCTGACAATTTGAAAGCTCTCTGCGCGGTGTGTCACCTCGACCACGATCGCCCCTACCGCATGCACAATCGCTATCGCAAACGCGAACGCCGGGGCCAACTACCGCTAAAGCTGGGGGGGTCAGGATGCCAAAAATTAAGGGGGAACAACTGACTTTGTTGATGCCGATCGCCGATCGCCCTCGGGCTGAATGGGTGGATATGCACTGCCCGTTATTGTCGGGGGCCAAGGTGGGCGATCGCCTTTATGCGGGTGAGCTGACCGGGATTTTGCAAGTCTCGGAATTATCGGGAGCGCTGGTGCTGCGGCTGGATGAGGGGGATTGGCCTGCGCCGGTCTTTAACCGTACCCTCTGCGAGCTGGCTGAAACGAAGTCGCTAAAGGCTGGCGATCGCGTTCGCTATCCAGCGGGAGAAGCTGAGATTTACCATACCTATTCTGACAATTTCTCTTTGGGGGGAACTAAATTTGTGTGGCTCCCCCGCGATCCAAATTTTTCTAGCTATAGGCCGGTGCCGCTGCCGCTGGTATCAGAGCGCATCGAGCACTTGCTTGATCGCGATCGCCAGCACGATACCCGACCAAATGATCAACAGCATCAGGATTAATTTATAGCCGGAAGCTTGCTCCAGAGATTCGGCTAAGGCTTCGGCAAAGCTCCATAGATTGCTGTCTTTGTCCTGGGTCGCTGTGGCCTGGGCCTGGGCCTGGTCGACTGCGCTCTGGCCGGGATTGGATTGATGGCTGAGGGTATCGTCGATGATGGTTTTGAAATAAATGGAATGGTCGCGGCCTGCCAGCTGCAACCAATCATCGTCATGGAGCACGATGCGATCGCCGCACTTGATTCGCTGGCTCTGACCGCTGCGGAGTAGATGGGCATCCCTGGCGGTGGTGGCGTGGGTGTACTGCCAGAATCCGGCTGCTTCGAAAGTAATCTGACCGTGATTACGGCTAATCAATCGCGACTGAAACACAATATCGGGGCGGCTTTCGGGGTCACCCTGACGGCCAATCGTCCACCGTAGATCAGAGCTATCGAGAATTCGACTGCCGAAGCGATCGCCACTGACATCTTTAATTAAAAGCTCGGCCTGCATAATTACCGTTCGCGATCGCCGTTTCCCTATAGATTGCCCGAAAAAAACCCGTAGCACTGACAATGGCGAAAGCCTTAAGGAATGGCGATGATTGGGCGATAGGGCGGGGGCGGGGGCGATATGCCAGAGAAACGGGGCCGAAAACCTAAACCGATCGATGAGTTCACGATCGCTGAAATTGAGCGGCTGGCGGGTTGTGGCTTCACGCTGGACAAAATTGCGATCGCGCTGCGGGTGAGTAGTTCGACAGTTGATCGCTGGCTGCACCGCGAAGATGTCCGAACGGCTTATGAGCGGGGGCGGATCGCCGCTACTTCTGATGTGGCCACCAGTCTCTACGACCAGGCGATGAAGGGGGATGTAGCGGCTTGTATCTTCTGGCTAAAGGCTCAAGCGGGATGGTCTGATAAGCCCCAAGAAGTTGCTACCCAGCAAGCGGTTGAGGTGCATATCTATCTCCCTGATAATGGGCGCTAAACTTGCACTATTGAACTCGCTAGCGATCGCTTAACTTGAGCGATCGCTTTTTGTGATCGGCCACCGGTGGCCTTCGCCCCTGCCGCTGCTCTCGCCTATGGGCAACACCAATAGAGTTAAGCCAAGGGTGCAACCTGCCGCCACAATGAGAAAGGTTCTTAAACGCATCAGACTACCGGGTAGATGAACAGCGATCGCTAATAGTATGCACATTAACCGTTACGCGGGTGCCCCCACGCCTGCACACACCTCCGAATCGACTGTGGGCTCCCCCCCCCGGTGTGTTGGGTGTGTTTTTTTCTGAGCGGTCACAAAATTTTTTGGGATTTTTGGGATTCCTGAGTCTAATGGTGAGACTCATGTCAACACAGACAATTACGCTGCGACCGCAAGCGGGGCCGCAAACCTTATTCCTGAGTTCGCCTGCTGATTTTGTGATCTATGGCGGCGGGGCGGGGGGTGGTAAGAGCTGGGCGATTTTAATGGAAGCGCTGCGCCATCTCAACGCGCCGGATTTTAACGCGACTTTCTTTCGCCGGACTTATCCGCAGATCAAGAATCCGGGCGGCCTGTGGGATGCGTCGATGGCGATCTATCCGCTGGTGGGCTGCAAGCCGATCTATTCGGCGATGAAGTGGTTGTTTCCGGGGGGTGGCTATGCCGTGATGCGACCCCTCAAGAATGAGTCGAACGTGTTTGACTGGCAGGGTACAGAGCTGGTCTATGTGGGTATGGACGAGTTGACCCACTTCACCGAGTTCATGTTCTGGTATCTGGTTTCCAGAATGCGAAGCACGTCCGGGGTGAGGCCATACTTCCGGGGCACCTGCAACCCTGATCCGGATAGCTGGGTTCGCTCCTTCATTGACTGGTGGATTGATGATGAAGGTTTGGCGATTCCCGATCGCGCGGGCATTGTTCGCCACTTTATTCGGCGCGAGGGGGAGTTGATTTGGCTGGATGAACCAACTGAAGAAACCAAGTCGTTTACGTTCATTCCGGCGACGGTCTACGATAATCCGGCGCTGCTGCAAAAGGACCCCAATTACCTCAATAACCTGAAAGCGCTACCCCAAGTCGAACGCGATCGCTTGCTGGGCGGGAACTGGAATGTCAAACCCGTGGCGGGTAAGGTCTTTAAGACCCATTGGTTTGTGATCACTAACGATTTACCGACAGTGACCCGGTGGGTCCGGTTCTGGGATTTTGCGGCGACGGCTAAGGCGATGGCGGGGGCTGATCCAGATTGGACGGTGGGAGCGCTGCTGGGGCTGTGCAGCAATGGCAAAGTTGTTCTCGCTGATATCTTCCGCGATCGCCTTGGGCCGGATCAGGTGGAACGGGCATTGTTGGCGATCGCTTCGCAAGATGGGCGGAAGGTGGCGATTCGCTGGTTTAACGACCCTGGCCAGGCGGGGCATTATCAAACGGCGCGACTGCGATCGCTCACGACTGGCTACGATTCGGCGGGGGTGACTTCGCAACTGGACAAAATGACTCGCGCTAGGCCGTTGGCTCGGGCGGCAGAATTTAGCGAGCTGCTATTGCTGGCCGGTGACTGGCATCAAATTTTCATTAACGAAATGATTCAATTTCCTGATGGGGGGCACGATGATCAGGTAGATGCAGCAGCCGGGGGCTATCAATTTCTCACGGGGGAAGGTCTACCATCCTTTGGGCAGGCTCGATTTAAGTAATGCGGTACTACACGATAGAAACTGAAACGGGCTCGGTGCGGCTCCCTTCGGTCACGTCGATTTTGGATGTGACGATGCCGCCAGCGGATCGTTTTCGCTTAGAACAAGCACGGATCAAGAACCCGGCTAGATTTTCTCAACGGAGCCAGGCGGGGCGCGATCGCGGCAACTATGTGCATCGCTACGTGGCGGCGGCGCTGGCTGGTCGCCGGATGGGTTACGGGCAGTATGGCCCCTGGCTAAAACATCTGGAGCCGCTATTGCAAGCGATTCGGCTGGTGAATTATGGGCCGGTCTGGGCCGATGTGCTGGTCTATAACCTGGAATTGGGCTATGCGGGGACGTTTGATTTTTTGGTCAGACTGCCAGAATCCGACGATCGCCTCTGCCTTTGTGATCTGAAAACGTGCGCCTATAAAGCGTGGCCGGTGGCGATTCAGGCGGCGCAATTGCAAGCTGCGGCCTATGCTCTGGCCTGGAACTGCCAACATAAAGTCTTGGAGGCAGATTTGATTGCTTCGATCCATGTGTCGCCTTACGGCCTGCAAATCATTACCACTGAGGGCCAAGGGTTGATTGATCTACAACAGCAATTTCGTCAGCGGCTACATACCTTTGGATCGCGACTGAGCGAGCAGACTTGCGACTGTGACGATTGGGTGTTTGGTGATGCCTAAATACTTCCGTCCCCGTGGGTTTTCACCCCGTTATAGTGCGGTCGATACGGCTTATTACGTGAGCCGCAAAGCCCGATTACAGCGAGGCTTTTACCTGAGTCCCACGCGCCAAATTAGCCATACTGAATATCGCTTTTTGTCGGGGCGGGGTCCGGCGAAAGATGGCGGGGAATGGGTGGTGAAAATCACTGAGCTGGACGATCAACAAATATTGAACGCTCAATGGCCGGAACCGGCCCAAGGGCAAGAACCTGACAATCTTTGGCAGAGCTCCAGTAATGAGCTGGTCGATGTCACCTTTTCCTTTGATCCATCTAAAGAATTTGTCCCTTTGCGGGACTATAATTCTGCGGCTGCGGGTAATTATGAACTAGCAAAAAGCCTTTACGGTGATGACAATATTAAGTTCAAAACTGTAAGTGGGGGTTGGTTGACAGTTTCCCTAGTGCGTCACACGATTGTTGTTCCAGGTGCTCAACCTCGTACTCTTGTCTACAACTTTAATCATGAGGAAGCTTATAGTGGTGCGATTACTTATTATCCATCTTCAACTGTTCCGGGCGCGGGTGCTGAGGTCTTTACCTACCTTTCTTTTAGTACTAATTGGCGAGATCCTTGCAATACTCGGATACGCGATCGCGGGTTGTCGGCTGTTGCTCAACCCAACTCCGAGCCGGGTGTTACTAGCTTTGTGATCGGTCCGCTTAGTAGTTCTTCGAGTATTCGTTGGTGGGCCAAGCTTGCTAACTGTATTTATCGTGGTCCTTCGGTGAATGATTCTCCTGATCCGCCAGTGACGGGCGGGGGTGGGGGTGGGGGTGCGCCACCGGGTACGGTCAGCTGTGCGGGGGTGAAAGCTTATTCCTGTACTTGTCCTGACTTCTCAGCTGAAGAACATCCTTATCGGGTGCCTGTCAATCCCACCCATTACAAATATCGCCAGTGGCAGACTGGGGGCAACTGGAACGGGATGCAGCGATCGCTTAACTTCCCCTGTAAACATATTGTGTCGGTCGCGTTCAAAACTCAGGACTGGGACAATATATTTTGCTGGGCGCGAGCCGCAGCTTCAGATTTTTCGACTAAGGAACTGTGGGAACAAGCCCGGCAAAGTTGGCGGGATTATCGCGATGCTACCCGCCAGCGGCGACAACAAGAAGCCGATGCTCGCCGGGCTTTTAGAGAAGAAGAAATCGGTCGGCGGGTGAATGAACGGGATGCGATTGATCGGGTCTTTCAGGGGCGCGATCTGGGAGTGCCGCCGCCCCCTAATCGGGCGCTCATTGATGGTTTTAACCCCCACTGGGAAGCTGATTATGCCTGGGAAACTGACGCGGCAGAGAAGCAAGCGGCCTGGCATGCTGAACAACAGGCTCGCCGTCGTTCCTGGGACCCCAATAATTCGGGTGATGGTCGCCGGGGCACCTATCGCGGCTCTGATCCGCGTGAGCAACTGAATTACCTCAACAACACTCTTAATAAGCTGGGCGATATGGGTCGATTTATTGCTAATGAAGGTTCTCGCTATGGTTGGGGTGGTAACGTTTCTGGGCAGGATCCTTATGTGACCTATGGCGATGCGGCTTACGGGTTGGCCGATTCCGTGCCTGCGGGTCTGGTGCCCTCGCGATCGCGGCGTTCTGTACCGGAGCCGATTGAACCGCCTTCTCGACCGATATCGACCTCGACTGATTTCAATAATCCCTTTAACCCCGAGATTGAATAATGGCTGACTTTGCGACTGCGAGTAAAGAAGCGATCGCGACGCTTCTAGGCTATCCGCTCAATGATACGGAGCTGACCTATATTGCCGAGGCGATGGGCCAAGTTGAAGACCTGGCCGATTCGACGGCCTCCACGAATGCGGTTACTCGTATCGAGGGTTGGTTGTCGCAATTGGCGACGATTCAAACCAATATCAATACAGAGCGCGATGTTGAGGGCACCACAATGCTCCCGAACCTGCGGTATGAGGGGCGGCGGCATGTCGCCTTGATTGGGAATGCTTTAGGGGTTGAGATCCGCTTTGATATCTTCTCGTCTGGAGCTGCTGAGAGCTAATGTTTTCTGATCACGACAAAGAACAGATTCGGCGCTGGCTGGGCTATCCCGCTGATACGGTCAACCTAAATGCAATTTCGACCCGTTGTGCTGCTGCCTATGCCGCTGCGCCTGCCATCCTGCAAACGGTGCGATCGCATCTGCGCGAGCTGGCTCGCATTGAGCAACAGCGCAAAGCGAGTCGGCCCTTTGCCGATCGTACTCTGACCAGTAATGCCAGTGGGACCTCACAGCGATCGCCTTCCTTCGCCAAGGATTTTCGCATTGAAGAAATGCGCTCCTACATTGACGAAATTAGTTTGACGCTGCGCCTGCCGGTGCAACGGTATCCGGGCGATCTGGCTTCAGGCTGGTCGACTTCGGGCCGGTTGCGCCGGGGTTAGGGTGGGAGGCGGGGGTCGGGGCCGCTGGCCGCCGCGATGACCGGAGCCAGGGCCAAAGCTGATCACTAACGGGCGGCCACCATAACCTTAAATTTCTCCCCCAAACTGTTAGCCCTGTAAGCTTTTCGGGTAAAACTGGGTGAGTCGCATGAGTCTCACTGTTTGTCTAACGATCCGCATTCGCCTAGTTATCAATCTCGCGCCTATCAGTCTCAGGCGGCGAACTGGCGATTTTTGGAAGATGTTTACCATGGCGTTAGTGCCTGGACGGATACGAAGCCCGATGGTCGCATGGTGCCCAATGACCGCTCGCGCTCTTATCTGCCCCAGGAACCGGGCGAAACCGATGACGACTATGCTTATCGCCTTGCCTCGTCCCACTTCGACGACAAGTTTGCTCAAGCGGTGCGCGATTACGTTGGCCTGATCTTCAGTAATGGCCTGCGCCTGGTCGATGTGCCTCAGCCGATCACTGATGGATGGGGGAATCTGGACGGTCATGGCGGGAATGGCAATCGCGTGCTCTCGCGCCTGGCGCTGCGATCGCTGCGTCGGGGGCATACGTTCGCCTTGGTAGATTATCCGGCTGCTGATCCAACGATTCGCACGTTGCTCGATAGTCGGGCACGGGGGCGATCGCCCTTTTGGGTAGAAATTTCACCGCTGCAAGTGCTCAACTGGCGCTTTGCGCGGGTGGGGAATCAGCAGGTGCTTCAGCAGGTTTCGATTCAGGTGGAACACGTCGACCCGGATGGCCTGTATGGGGAGCAGTTTGAAACGCGATATTTAGTTTTGCAGCCGGGCCGCTGGGAGTTGTATCGCCTGGCGGTGAGTCCTCGCGAATCGAAAAAAGCCTTGCCGCAATTGCTTGATCAAGGGGTGGTGGGGCGACAGCGCCGGGGACGGCTCCAGCCGCTGGATCATATTCCGCTGCGCTGCATCTATGGCGGCGATCGCCTCGGCCATTTTGCCAGTAACCCAACTTTGTTGACGCTGGCTAAGTTGAATGTTGCTCACTACCAGGTCAGCTCTGACCATCGGCAAAAGATGCACCGTTGTTGTTTTCCGCAGGCGGTGCGGGTGGGTGGCCAGGGTGAAGATTTGGTATTGGGGCCAAAGGTGATCGTCGATGTTCCCATTGGCGGATCGTTTGGCTGGGCGGAGCCGCGTTCCGATTCCCTGGATAAGTCGCGTCAAGAAGTCGCCGATATGGATCAAAAGATGGACTTTCTCGGCGCTGATTATCTGGTCAAACCGGGCGATCGCCAAGCGGCGAAAACTACGGAAGTGCAAGCGACCAAAGTGGAGAGCGAGCTGTACCTGTTCGCCTCTGACTTTGCCCAAGGGGTAACGGATTGCCTGAAGTCCCATGCCGCGTACCTGGGTTTGCCTGACGGTGGCCGCGTGGAAGTCAACACCAAATTCTTTGAGAGTATGGCGAGCGATCCAAATCTGCTGCAAGCGTTCGTCTTGATGCGCCAAAACAACGATCTTTCCCGTGATGAGCTGCGGCGATTAGCGCGTGATCGCAATTTCTTCCCGAAAAACTTTTTAGATGAGGATGCCGAAGATGCAACTATCCAAGATCGTTAGTGGTTTAAAGACCAAACTTCAGAGTATTGAAGGGGCTGCTGAGGTGCTGGGCCAGGTCGATGAACTGATTGAAACGGCGAAGCAATTTGACGGCCTCGACCCGCAGGGGGTGCGGCAATCGCTCCAGCAGTTGGAGCAACTACGGACGGATAACGCTTCGCTTAATGCCTTGAGCACTGAGCGCGATACGCTCCAGCAACAGCTTCAGCAATCCAATCAGACAGAGCAAGATTTACGCACTGAATTGATGGCGGTACGGGCGATGGGGAATGCCGGGGTGAATCCCGATTATGAGGAACTCCTGACGCCGGTAGTAAAGTCTGCCGTCGTTCTTAGCTCTGACGGTAAGGCTTCGCTGCCCGATGGTTTCTTTGACAACTTGAAGACTAAATATGCTGCGGCGTTCTTTCCTGAAGATGCTGCGGGTACGGGGGCGACTGCCAGCGGTGAAGGGGCGGGGGCGACGACGGCGGCGAGTGTCAGCGTGGGTAGCGATCGCGTGATTTCGGGAATTGAGCCGGAGGCGATCTTGTCGGGTGAGGTGCAGCTGGTCGAGGGCTAACGCCTGGGCCTGCTCTGTGCCGTTCCAATTTTCTTTAGTGAGGCTGCGATTAATGGCAATTTCTGATCTGTATGGCAAGATTCTGGCGATGGGGGCACAAAGTATCCGGGCTCATACGCCTCTGCCCCGACTGGTAAATCATACGTCGATGGGATCTGAGACTGATCCGACTCCTCAAGGGGGCGACGTACAGGTTTTGATTCCGCCTGAGTTTAGCTCCCGTGACGTGACGCCGGGCTCAACGCCTCCCGCTTCGGCGGAGGCTCCTCCAGCGGCGACGGTACCGGTGCCGCTCGACTATTGGCGTGAGGTGAATTTTCCGCTGACAGAGAAGCACGTCAACTTGATCGAAAATGTTGGCGATCGCGTCCCGATGTTTATTGAGCAAGCGGGGGCGACGCTGGCGGAATATATTTCCGGGGTGATCGCGGCCCAATATAAGGGCGTCTATGGTTTTGTGGGGACGGCGGGCACTACACCGTTTGCTTCGGATACGGCTGCGGCTCAAGCGGCTCGCACGGCGTTAGTCAAACAAAAATGTCCGAAGTCCATGCGGGTGATTGTCCTTGACCCTGACGCCTACGGCAACGCCACGGGCTTGAGCATGTTTCAAAATGCTCAAGCCTCCGGCACTACGCTAACGATTCAAGAGGGGGAAGTCGGGCGCAAGCTGGGCTTTAACTGGTTTGAGGATCAGAGTCTCCAGACCCACACTACCGGCGCTGCTGGAACGGTGTTAGTTGATCAGACCGATGTGGCGATCGGCGACAAGACGGTTCACGTTGACGGCATGACGACGAAAGCCAGTGTGGGCGATATCTTCACGGTCGCGGGGGACGATCAGACTTATGTGGTTACTGCCTGCTCTGACCTGGCGACGGCTGATGCTGATATGACTTTTGAGCCAGCCGCCGCGATCGCCTGGGCGGATAATGCGGCGATCACGTTTAAGGCGTCCCATACGGTTAACCTGGCGTTTAATCCCTATGCGTTTGCTTTCGCTTCACGTCCCGCAGCACGGCTCAACCTGCCAGAGATTCAGCAAGGTAAGCTGCTGGCGACCTATGTCGATCCGCTAACTGGCGTGGTGCTGCGATTAGAAATCAAGGATGAATATCATCAAACGGGTTTCTATTTGAGCTGCTTGTTTGGGGCCGAGCTGGTGCTGCCGCGTTTTGCCTGTCGCGTGGCGGGGTAACTCAAACTCATGAAACTGGAAACAATCGCGATCGCTAACGCTGACGGCTCGGACTACCTGATCATCAATCGCTCCGACTACAACCCCAAACAGCATCAGCTTTGGCACGAGCCAGAGCCAGGGCGTAAACCTCCCGATGATGAGCCGACGGCGATAGAGGAACGGGCGGTGGTCCTCGCCGATACCCATACTGTGCCGGAATTAAAAGCGATCGCGAAGGGACTTGAGATCACGGGCTACTCGACGATGAAGCAAGCTGAACTAGCAGCCGCGATCGCTCGGGCTGGGGGCTAAGCCTGTATACAAGCTTGCATCTGTACGCGGGTGCCCCCACGCCTGCACACACCTCCGAATCGACTGTGGGCTCCCCCCCCCTAGTGTGTTGGGTGTGTTTTTTTCTAAGCGGTCACAAAATTTTTGGGATTTTGAGTGGTGAGTTTTCATGATGAGTTGAAGGAGCTGATCACGACTTCGGGCGGGGCGTTGGCGGCTGGCTACAGTCAGCGGGTGGTGGATCTGCTGCTGGCGCTAGCTGATGAATTAGAGATTCCTGACGGTGAGGAGGCTCACGATCACGCGATTTCTACGATCACGGGGTTGCAAGCGGCGCTTGATGGCAAGGCTGCAAGTTCTCACGATCACGCGATCGCCAATGTGACGGGGCTGCAAACGGCCCTCGACGGTAAAGCGTCGACCAGTCACACCCAAGCGATTTCGACTGTGACGGGGC